TAAGAATAACCTATCTTTTCTAATCTTCTGGACGGCTGCAACAATGATACGCGACTCCTCCTTATGACTCAGATCATAGCCAGCTGGCTTGATAGTCATTGAGAAGAAGTTATTGGCTGGTTGTACCCGCGAACCCTTGGTTAATAGGGCCTTGCACAATTCCTCATCATCCATACAATCCGCGATTAAACGGTCAGTCCCTTTCATACAATAGGGTGGTAGCTTGCGAAACTGTCTACCCAGGATGCGCCGATGTTTCTTTATCATCGAAACACGCGAGCGGTGAACTTGTAGTGAGTCGTAAACCCACCCGATAATATCATTCACTTTTGGTTTTGGTGCGATACATGCCGCGTTAGTCTTTCTTTTGTTGATTGCGTTTTCGAAGGCTGTGGAGTTAATGTCAGCCCAATTTGCATCCCTTTTCGTTTTGTGCACGTTCACGACCATCCCTGTCTCTCTAGTACACTTCACAACCTCCCCGAAAAGGCCGGACCCTGAGCTAGGTTCGCGGAACAAAAGATCATCGCCGTTGATCAGACAACGATGAGTCACAAACTCCTTATGTGACATTTCACCCGAGAAGAGAAGATTCTCAAGCGCGAGGTCGAAGTTTACCTTGTTTATCAAGCAAAGTAGTGGAAAGGAAAGCTTCGCACCCATCGGTTGCCCGACAGTGCAAAGCCGCCCGTCAATTTCTAGCCGTCCCACGAGGTCTAGACATTCTTCTTCCAAGGCTGTTAGGCCTATCGCCTTCTCTTTCAATACATCGGTCATTGTTCTAGTGAAGAGGACGTTGATGTTGTCCGTTGCGCTTTCATAGTCTACACTAATCCAGTCGCCACTCCCGTTCAATCGACCGACGCGCTCGTCAGTGGGCGCTCCGACAAGAAGCCAACCGTACGACCTGAAACAACTGTAGAGGGATTTGTGGAGAGGGTCCAGCACCTCCGAGAAGCCACCGCTGTGTAAGGTAACAATCCTCTCCTTACCGCTTGACACGATAAGTTCCGGACGGACACAACCGTCGACTTCCTCCTCATTCCAGTTACCACCTTCTCTCCGGCTATTAGAGAATGTAGCATTACCATTGGGTACATAATGGCTTTGTTTCTTTTTATTCCATGCATAGGGCACGTTGGAGGCAACGCATTTCTTGAATCGTTCCAAATATTGAAGATTAATTGGTTCTTCCCTATACCGTCTTTGTTTCCACTCGCTGATTTTCTTTTCTCTCTCTACATCGTCTAAGCAGAACGAACATCTCTTATCGTCTAACTTCGAAACGGTGCGTAGGCTCAGCTCCCAGATTGGGTTTCGTTCTATCTGGGGATAAAGACCGACCACTGTGGACTTAAGATTACCACAGGTGATGGTCGGCAGAGGGGATCTCACCCATCTACTCCTTGAAAATCTCCGGTTGGCGACAACCTTCAATTCTCTTTTGTAAATAGGCTCTTGACCGAGATCCGAGCGAAATAATTTGATTACCTCTTTCGCTCTCCTTCCAAGTACTTTCTTTCGACTGCACTCTTCAGGCACCTCTATTCCTTTTGTCTCCTTTTCTTCCTCCTGCTCCTCATCTTGGCGCACCGTACTAACCGACCGACAAATTGAACACACAGAATATGCCCCCCTGCAAGGGCAGAGCATATGCTTCATGCAGACCTGATAGTTCACGGA